TGTCTAAGTTATCCAGTTTTGCAGCTCTAGTAGAAGTGTAGTTATCATCCAATGTTTTTAATCTTTCATAAATGCTGTCTGTGTTCGGGCTGCTAGGAATAGCTTTGTTCAGTATCCATTCTAGAATAGACCTTATGCTTTCTCTAATCATACATTGCCTCCTAGCTCATCTTTAAGCCTGATAGATGAAAGTTAATCTTGTCTGCTATATCTACCTTAACCCTTAGCGTTTCAGGATACTTAATATTAATGGAAAATTCCTGTGTATCCTTTGCAATTATTGTCTTTTCGTAAGCAATCCAGTCTGCACCTGTAGCGGCATCATCAGTAGCTGTGTGGGCTATACTAAATGTATGGTCACTGCTGTCTTGGTTTACTACCCTGAGCACACCTACTACCTGCTCTCCTTCACTGGGTGCGTAGAGTTTTTGTTCATTTGTATTGGCTGGCCTTAGTGCTGCTATTCGGCCATATTCATAGTTGGTGTATGCCATGTTTATCCTCCAAAGTTAATCGTGTAAAAGTAACTAAGTTCAGGTCTGCTCACAAGTAGCCATTTCGAACTTGTGCTGTTCCACGCATACCATCTTTTATTTTCATAACAGTACTTTAATTCTCCCTCTGTGGCACCTTCTCCTAGAGAGCCCTCATTGTCTATTAAAGAAAGGACAACGCCTCCTGTTCCATGTGTGTGGTCTTTTGCAGCCTTCTGGTCTAGTTCCTCATATACCTCATCAAAATTTTGATTTACTTTGGTTAGCAATGCGTCTTTAACGGTATCTGTACCAAGTATTGTTTGCTTAGCCATTTATGCCCCCAATATAGCTGAGATTAAATCTACCCTGTGTAATTCCCATGTTCCAAGCCCGTCAAAATTTGTGATTTTGAACATAACCCTGTCATAGTTAAATACCTTCCACTTGCTTATTCTCCTGGCTTGCAATTGAATTGTTGCGTCTTCTACTTCCTCATCTGCATCATAGACTGTCTCATCACCAAGTCCAGTATCAATCGAAACAGGTGTTGTAAAATGTCCATCCTTGTAGAGGTAGAAGTCAAAGCTAAATCCTTTGTTGCTGTAAAGTTCTACGCTATACCTCTTATTGTGAAACCTGTTAAGTGGCATGCCCCAATTTGTAAATCCACTTTGTATCAATATGTCAAATTTGTCTTGGTCATCAAACAGGTATTCCCTCTTTAACTCATACAGGTGTCCGTTTTTGCCACCTATGAGCATTTTGTCCAGCTTTGACTGATAACAAGTGTGAATAAACTTAAATTGATACTTCGTAAGCAACTTTGTTTCCATGTCCACTACATGGCAGTACTGTCTGTAAGACCCATCATTTGAATCATAACCTGTAAACCAAACTTGTCCTGAAATGGGATTGTAACCTAAGTAACTGTTTGCATTGATAAGGTTTGTTAAATCTATGTCGTCTGTAAGCAGTGCCCTGTCTATGTCTCCAAATTTTTCTGTAGAGAATAGGTGTACTAAACCCTCCTTGGTAAGAACTACAAGGCCATAACCAGTTGAAACAATCCCATTTTTGCTTATTGCTCCAAAATCAAATGTATTAACCACTGCAAAATTGTTATCCTCAGGATAGTTGAGCACTTTGTATATACCATTTCCCTTTATTACTATCAGGACATTGTAAAAATTCTCTGCACCTAGTATGTCTGAGCCATCCCTTGGATTGATATCTACATAGCCGCCATTTGCCGTTGAAGACCACCTGTTGTGGGCTTGCGAATCCACTGATAAGGCGTAATCAGACCAATATAGACGGCTTGGGTGGTCTGGATCACCCCAAAGGTAAAGCCTTGCTCCTCTTACCACTCCGCCCTGTGACTTAGGTCCTGCTTCGCTTTGTTGCCAATCAGCAGTAAGGTCTGTACCATTATCTGGAGCAGAAGAGCAGGTAAAGTCATAGGCACCTGTGGTGTAGTTTATGGTATTTGTACCACCTGCATCAACATCTCCAATTAAGTTGCCTTTACCATCATCTTGTATGATTTTTGTTACTCCACCTGATGTATAGTAGATGTACAATGTGTTGGGCTCAATAGGAGTGTGGGATAAGTTTCCTGTGAAATTCTTTGTCGTACCGTCACCTGTTTCAATGACGATGTCCTCCCAAGAATCGTTTAACTTGTCATAGGTGCTTCCATCCCAGACTTTGGTTACGCCTCCGTCACAGATAATAAGTCTTCCATTAAACTCAATAAACTTGGGAGTGCCTTCTATATCTCCAATCTCTACAGGTTTTTTATTTGAATCTAGGTAATAAAGCTTTTGGTCATTTGCTAAGATATACTGGTCTTGTGTGCTGTAATAGTAAACAGCTAGCGGAGCGGAGGTAATTTCATCAGTAAGAACAAGCCTGCCATTATTTGCTGTTAGCTGCCAGATAGTACCATCACTGTCGGGGATAATTGGGTTGGGCTTATACTCTGCCGAACTGTTGCTTGTAAGGTTTATTTGGCCATTTGTAACCTGTAGCTTCCAATAAGTATCTGCTGCTGCTACATCTTTTAGGGGATAATAGTCAAGTACACCCCATGAAGATGAGACTTTTTCTACTCCAAGGACTCCGTTAGTAGCTATTACTTTCCAAACATCGCTAGTTGCCGTGTCGTTAAGGTAAAATTCAGTAAGATATGCTTGGGAAATTCTCTCCGTTCCATATCTGGGTTTTAATACTATCATCTTGCCTTCTTCTGTGGTTCTCAAAACAAAATCAACATTAAGTACATCATAAAGACCGTGTTCACCCATAGACACTGGGAAGATACGCTCAGAGTAGCCAAGAAAGAAGTTTCTAAATGAAAATACTCGCTGCCTTTCTGGTAAGTGTTTCTGAGCTTTTATCAAAAGTCCCTCCTAGCTACTCTCTCAAAATACCTTTGCCTCTTTTCTATTGTTCTTACCACTAGGTCAGAAAGCCAGTTCAGCCAGCCCTGTTCAAATTGCACGTTGTACTCATCACGGTTGAGCACCCTAATACTAACAGCCTCAATTATCACTTCGTTGAATATATCGTTAAATGGAATTGGGTCGTTAGTTTTTGTAATGCTGTGTCTAGGCCAATAAGGAAGGTAAAAGTCGTAAGTTTGGTCAGGAATATCAATGAATCCTATTTTGTTATCATTGGTTACATAAAAGTATTCGGGTCTTGATTCATCAGTTGGGTTGCCATGAAGGCGAACTAAGTCATCTTTGTTAACACGGGTTACGTAGTAATAGGTATTACTTTCCTTTATCCAGCCCTTTTCAGCAGGTACCCAAAGGCTAGAAGCTAGGTCATCATATTCTTGAATTCCATCAAGTAAGATAATATTGCCTATTGTCCTTCCCAACTCAGAGCCATATTCTATACAGACTCCTTGTATCCAGTTGCATGCTTCTTCTATCCAAGCTAAGACTTCTGCTTGGGAAGGGTCAGAATTTGAGTCTATAGTCTTCCTTGTCCTATAGCCAACCCTTGTTATGATGTCTGCCGCTGTTGCCATACTTATTTACCAAATACTTGGTTAAGGTATCTCTTTAATTCATTAACTGACTTGGCTATGTAAGTGTTATCCTTATTCCCGTCCCAGTAACTTACAACAAAGCCGTTTTGAGCTTTCTCTACTCGCATGCTTTTAGGAGTAGGTATTGGCGGTACACGATTTGCCTTCCTAGCACGCTTCTTAGCTTTTCTAGCCATCACGCCTCCTTAACTAAAAAGGCCCTCCAAGGATACTCAGAGGGCCTAGTTTTTAGCCTGCAAGTCCTTTATTTTATTCTACATTCCTGTAAGACCAAGACTTCCTGATATACTTAACTATAATGTCAATAACTGCTGTACTTAAGTTAGCATTAGCTGTAACATCAATTGTGTCTGCTGAGCCATACCACTTACCGCCTTTCTTTCCATAAGCCTCATCGGTGCCTGCATTTTTCATAGAGCTGTAAATAACATCTGTAGTAGAGCTGTTGATATCTATCCCATCTAGCCAGCCATCTGCATTAGACCCATCACCAACGTCTATTGTAGCAGTTGCACCCTCTGGTGTTTCTTGGTGGACAAGAACCTCTGTAACTAGGGTGTCAGCGGGGATATTTACTGCCTGTATCACGTCACCTGAACTTGCTGGCACTTTGCTAAAGTCTAACCTAACTGCTATAATTCCCATCCCCTCTTCTGGCCTAGAGGGAGCTGGAATCTTGTCAACGTAGTTTGTGATAGTTGCCACTTTTAGCCTCCGCTAGATATTTTCTGCTTTCTACTCTTATACGTCATAGGTTACTGCACTAGCACTAATTGATGCTGGTGCATCACCTATCTGGTCTGGATGAAATGCTAAATTGTAGTATGTTGCGTTAGGAACAACAGTAGCATCGTCTAAGTCAGTTGTGCCGCCTGTAAAATCCCCTGTGCCTGTAGGATGAACCTGAACCATTCCCACAACGGCCTTGTCAGAAGGAAGGGAAGGAAGTACCACATCGTCCGCTGCATCAGCCTCTATACCTGCTCCAATAGATGCATTACCGTCTGCATCTAGATAGAGCAAGCACTTGTTATACTTTCCATTGGAGCAATTAAAGCCAGTTAGGTCCCAACAAGGGTCACTAGCTGACTTGCTCTTAAATTCTCCGTTAATGATGTAAGTAATAGTATTAGATGTTTTAACTTTGGTTGTTGTAGTAGCAATTCCAATCCCACCAGAGCTAAGAGCCATGTTTTTCATTGCAGTCTTCTGATTATCAACAGCAGTCTTGAATGTTCCGTGGTCAGTCCTAAGCTCATTGCACAGGGCTTTTATAAGGTCTAGGATGGCAAAAAGACCACCCTGATCCATTCCAGTCTTACTCTGCTTCATAGCCCTCTACCTCCCTAGATTTCTGCTCCTGCTTCAATTATTTCTGATAGCCTTTCTTCTTCTATTTGCTCTCTGTGCTCCATCCTCCAAATATCCTTTAATATTCTGATATGCTGTTCAAATAAGTGCTTTTGTTTGATCATGAGCCGAAAGTTATCGTTCAGAGTCAAGTAGTAACCAGATTTGCTCCTAGGATGCCTGACTCTCTTAATCAGTAGCTTAGCCCTAATCTCAGGCCAAGGAACCCAAGCACAGTTAGGCTCACCGTCATAGACACGGTCAAACACGATATCGTGATTAAATCCATCTCTGCCCCTAACAGGAATAGAAAATACCTGTCCCTTGCGAAGCCTGCCTACATACTGGATAACCTCAGCTGGATCTCTCCTCTGGATTCTGCCGTTCTTGTCTTTAATAAAGGTAATATCCTCAGGGGGCATCTCTGGCCCCCTGCTTTCTTCTTTAGCCTCTGCCATTTCCTCTTTTACTTCTTCACTCATGATTCCTCCTTATGTTATGTAATCTGGCTGCGTGCAGTCCTTACAGCGATGACGCCAAAGTCCTCGCTATTAAAAACTGTCTTAGCCACACCCCTGATGTCAGAGACTGCAAAACCAATCCCGACACCATAGGGCTTCTCATGTTCTGCCCATACGATATGGCCCCTTCCACCTGCTTTGTACTTACGGCCACCATAGGCAAGAACTGCTGCTTGAGCACCTAAGAATAAGTTAGTAGCACCGTAAACATCAGAACCAGAACCCCAGTTTGTAGCTACTGGCACATTTGGATGTGTAAAGACAAGGACGTCATCCCACATAAACTCACAGTTTCTGATTAATGGGTTATCCTCATACTGCCCACGAGGCCCTAATTCTCTCCATATCTGATTGAATTTGCTATCATTAACCCTTAGGTCATACATGCAGTGGTCGTGGATAATCATGATGTATCTGTCTTTTCCACCAATTCTTATGGGTCTTAACTTGGGGTCAGCAGTTGCACGGGCAAATGCCTTAACTTTGGAGATTAAGTCTAGTGTGAGATAATCAGTAGCAGTTAACTCGGAGGTCTGAGTAGCATTACCTGCATACTTGACTCTGTTAGTAGAAGGAGAGGTAGAAAGTGCATCAAAAATTTGTTCATCTAGGTCTTCCCTCATCCTAACCATTAACCTGTCCTTAGCTTGCTGTCTTAAGTCC